CTGGATCCAAGTGATGTCAATGTATCGCGTCGTCGGTTTTCGGTTGATTTTCGTGCCAACACGTTAGTCACAGGGGATCGTATCGAGATTGCAACTGTAGACGGATCAAATCTGCAGTTAGTGGATGGTCACCTTTACCCAGATGGCCAGTGGTATGTCCACTTAGATGAAGCGGGTGGCTTGCGACTTTATGATCGCTTTCAAGCCTCACTTTCTGGGGCGCAAGGCGATGCCGTCGCACTAATTACGCCTAGCGCAACGCAGGCTATTACAATACAAACTAAAAATGATCGTTATAGATTTGTGGCAAAAATTAAAGACTTTGAATTAACTACAACAAGAGACACTGTTGATTTGACATCCCTCGGCAGTGAATTTCGCAGCCAGTACGAACAGGGACTGATATCAGGACAAGGCGCGTTGAATTGTTTTTGGGAAAGTTCTCCAACGGTTGGTTTCGCTACCTACGGTGGCAGTGAAATTGAGTTCCCTTCGTACTTGGCGCGGTTGGTCGTTCGCGTTCAGCAGGGCGCTGATTTTAATGGGCGGTTTTTCATTTACGCCGGAACACCAGAAAACCCTGAAAGCGTCTGGTATGAAGCCAAATGCGTCATTACCAATGTCGCCGTTTCTGTTCCAAACGACACCGCAATCGAAACCCGCGTTGATTTTGTAACATCTGGCGACATCGTCCTAAAACAGGGCTTGCCACCGTCCTACATCTTGCAGGAAGACAGATCTCACCTGCTACAGGAAGACGGCAACCGCTTGTTGCAGGAGAACTAAACTGTGCGTAAGCGCTCTGCAATCTAGGGGAGTAAGACCTTGCCAGATCTTGAGATCTCGAATCTGCCAGTCCTTAGTGCAGCGTCGCTGCAAGCCACGGATCCGCTTGCCATTGCGGACCTGTCGGCAGCAGAGACCAAAAAGATTACCGTCAAGGACCTGCTTGAGGGTGGTTTCGACCTGGTTGATGATGCCACCATCCCGGCGGCGAAAATCTCGGGCAGCACTATCGGGGTGGGCAGCGTTGATACCGCTGAACTTGCCGATCTAGCAGTCACCACGGCAAAAATCAACAATGATGCAGTAACTTTTGCCAAAATTCAAAACATCAATACCGATGTTTTGCTCGGTCGCGCTAGTGCAGGCGCTGGTGATGTAGAAGAGATTGCCTGCACGCTGGCAGGCCGTGCGCTGCTTGACGACGCAGATGCCGCCGCTCAACGCACCACGCTTGGGTTGGGCACACTTGCCACCCAAAGTGGCACCTTTAGTGGCACCAGCTCTGGAACCAACACGGGTGACCAGACAATCACACTAACTGGTGATGTCACTGGAAGCGGCACCGGCACTTTTGCCGCAAGTTTGTCAGCCGGATCGGTCGACACCGTTGAGCTTGCCGATGGTGCAGTTACCTACGCAAAAATCCAAGACACCAGTGCCACCGACGTTATTCTGGGTCGCTCATCAATCGGTGCGGGTTTAGTTGAGGAAATCACCTGTACCGCAGCAGGTCGCGCCTTATTGGCAGACCTTGATGCAACGTCACAGCGCATTACTCTTGGTCTTGGTGATCTAGCAACATCAACCGGCACTTGGGTCAACGGTTCCAGTTTCAGTGGTACGAGCAGCGGCATCAACACAGGCGATCAAACGATCACGCTGACAGGTGATGTCACAGGTAGTGGCACCGGCTCATTTGCTACATCAATAGCAAACGGCAGTATTACTGAAAGCAAGATTTCAAATAATGCCGTTACTTACGCAAAACTTCAAACTGCAACCAGCGGTGATGTTTTGCTCGGTCGCGCTGTTAGTGCCGGAACTATTGAAGAAATTAGCTGTACTGCTGCTGGTCGTGCGCTGCTTGGCGGTGCCGACGCCGCTGCTCAACGCACCACGCTTGGATTAAGCAGCCTTGCCACTGCGACCGGCACTTGGGTTAATGGTTCCAGTTTTAGTGGCACTAGCAGCGGAACTAACACAGGCGATCAAACTATTATCCTCACTGGCTCTGTAACGGGTAGCGGCACTGGCAGCTTTGCAACAAGCATCAGCTCGGGAGCGGTTGGCACCACTGAACTTGCTGATCTGTCTGTCACTTATGGCAAAACAAATTTCGCCGATGGATCAATTCCAGGTGCGAAACTTCAAACGGACAGCGTAACTTCACTGCAGCTTGCAGCCGGATCTGTCGGTGCCAGCGAATTAGCCGACAACTCAGTTGACACTAACGCACTGATTGACGGCAACGTTACCGACATCAAACTTGCAAACGGCATTGATGGTGCAAAACTTAGCTCTGATACGGTTACAGCAGCCAAGATTCCAGCAGCATCATTAGACCGTGGTCTAGACAAAACAACGGGCAGCATTGGGCACACTAATTTAATTACTGCCGCAACCCGCAGCGGTATTTCCTTCGATGCTCAAGGTCATATCACGGCAACAGCTGCGCTTGTCGCAGCAGACCTTCCGCTTGCTACTACAAGTGCGATTGGCGCCGTCAGTATTCCTGCAGATTCCGGTTTATCTGTATCTGGAACTGGCGAACTAAGCATTGCCAACACGCTGACTGCGGGCACAATTTCGGGGATTACATATGACGGCAACGGTCTAATTACGTCTGCAGTCGCTCTGACTAGTTCAGATCTACCTGTAGCAACCCCGAGCGCAATCGGTGCGGTTAGCGTGCCAGGCGCGGGCGGTCTTGAAGTTGATGGCAGTGGCAACTTAACTATTGCAAATAGTTCCGTCACAGTCGGTACATATCCGAAGGTTACCGTTAATCAAAAAGGCATAGTTACCAGCGGTGCAAATCTTGTTGCTGCTGATATTCCAGATATCAGTGCTGTAAAGCTAACCAGCGGCACGCTTGACATTGCGCGTATTGGCGCCGGAACAATTACAGGTGACAAACTCGCAGATTCTTCCACTGTTACCTTCGGCGGCGCTGGATCTACTGCTGGCATCGTTACATTCCCGACTGCATCTTTTCAGGGAGAATTTTTCTTTGATGCAATCAATAATGACCTTTATTTGTGGGATGGTAGTGCTTGGCAGCCTGTTACGATCACAAGCGGTGAAATCATCTTTGCTGGTACATACGACGCTTCAACAAACCTTGTCGCGTCTGTTACTACGCAAGGTCAAGCTGCTGGGCTAACTGCTGGCTCCGTATTACCTGCGGCGTCAAATGATAATCGCCAGTATTACTTAGTCGTTAGCGAACTCGGGACGGGCACAGCTCCGGCGCCTAGTGTTGCGCTAAATCCTCCCGATATTTTGCTGTCTAATGGCACAACCTGGGAGTTGCTTGATGTCTCCAGTTTTGTCGCTTCGCAGCAAGCAACAAACATTAGCGTTACGCCTTATGGCGGGATTCAATCTACAAATGTTCAAGCGGCATTACAGGAGCTTGATACAGAAAAACTCTCCACAACTGGTGGAACGGTTACCGGCAATCTTGAGATTGGTGCCACTGGTTCGCTGACATTCGAAGGTCCAACGCCTGACCTATTTGAAACGACGCTAGCTGTTGCCGATCCGACAGCAGATCGCACTTTAACGTTCCCGGATATCAGCGGCACCATCATCACAAGCGGTGACACTGGAACCGTCACGAGCACGATGATCGCCGATGGCACCATCGTCAATGACGACATCAACGCTAGTGCCAATATCGCGTTCAGCAAACTTGCGTCGCTAACTAGTGGTCACATACTGATTGGCAGCGCATCTAACGTAACCACCGCCGTTGCAATTACAGGCGACATCAGCATCAGTAATGCTGGTGTTACTTCAATTTCTGCTGGCGCCATTGTTGACGCTGACATTAACGCTAGCGCCGCAATCACTGCGACAAAAATTCAAGCTGCTACGACCAGTAATGCTGGTGTCGTTCAACTTAACAACACCACCAGCTCCACATCAACCGCGCAAGCGGCAACAGCTAACGCCGTTAAAACTGCCTACGATTTAGCCGCGCTCGCAATTCCAAAAGCCGGTGGCACGTTCACTGGTGCAGTGACAATCGGCAGCACAGGCAGTTTGCTGTTTGAAGGTGCTACGGACGACAGCTTTGAAACTACACTTGCGGCTACCGATCCAACAGCAGATCGTACACTCACATTGCCTGATGCCACCGGAACAGTTGCATTGACCAGTCAACTGGACGACGGAACTTTCTAGACGGCTAGCATAGGGGCAGTAATTTCCGGCCAGGAAACTGGCGTTAAGGAATGGCTTTACAGCATCTGCGTTCCAATACTGCTAGCAAGCGCCCTACTCCTGCCTCAATGGCAGACGGTCAGCTAGCGATCAACACGAACGCCACAAGCGCCGGTTTGTTTTTCAAGGATGCGGCAGGTGCTCTAGTTAAGGTCGGTCCTGTTCATGTTGGAACGTCCGCACCAAATAGCAGCCCCGCCGGATCTAGTGGCAATGCGCTTGGTGAGCAGTGGCTGGATACGAGCGGTGGCGGTTATGTGTTGAAGGTTTGGGACGGCAGCGCATGGCGCAGTGAAGCCGGTGAGTTTGTAGACACAAGCGGCGACACCATGACGGGTGCGCTGGTAATGGACAACCAGCAGCAGGTGCGATTCCGTGAAACTACCGCCAACGGCACCAATTACATCGCGCTGCAGGCACCGGCTTCGGTGTCGTCGGATAAGACGATTACCTTGCCTGACGTGACTGGAACCGTTGTCACGACTGGTGATAGTGGTACTGTTACCAGCACGATGATAGCCAACGGCACAATCGTTGATGCTGACATCAATGCCTCTGCTGCAATTAGCGGCAGCAAGATTCAAGCGGCTAGCACTAGCAATGCCGGTGCGGTACAGCTTACCGATAGCACCAGCTCCACCAGCATTACCACCGCAGCCACCCCAAACAGTGTCAAAAGTGCTTACGACCTAGCTAATTCAGCGTTGCAGTCTGCCGACATCGGCGTCACGGTTCAAGGCTATGACACGGACTTAGCAGCGGTTGCTGGACTCTCGACCACCGGCTTAATTAACCGCACAGGGTCTGGCACTGCGAGCACGGTTGCAGCGCCGAGTGGTGGCATCGTTGGGACCACCGATACGCAAACGCTCACTAACAAGACGCTGACCAGTCCTGAACTAACCAGCGCACCATATGTGAACGGCAGTTACCGCAGCAACATCGTTGCGGTGGCGGCACTAAACATTGATTGCAG